TTAGTTATCTTCGCCGGGGTTTGTTTCTGCCGTGATCCGGGAAGTGAACCCCCCATCGCCAAAGCTATGTGAAACATCCGTCAGGATAAACCGCTGCCCCGGCAACCTATGAGACGGGAAGCCAGTGAACACGGCGGGCGCTTCAGCAAACAATTCGGGCCGCCCCTTATATAGAGCCAGCGTCATTGACAAGGCACCCCGTTTGAACTCGGCCAGCTTGGCATCAGCGGCACGTGCAGCACTTTGTTCGTCCTGGTACTTGTTGCGGATGGTATAGACCGGCCCACCATCACCCGCCTTGACTTCCTTTCGCTCCGCCTGGGCATCGGAATACCAGAACGCCCGAACAGCCTTGTAGTTGTTGCGTTCCCGCCGATCCAGCGTTGCACCAGGAGCACATTCACTCTGATCAATTGCGACCAAGGGCAACGCTCTGCCGGTAAGCAATTCCTTGGCTTCACCCTTTCTGGCAAAGATCACGCGTTTGTCAGCAAACTTCGCCAACGCACCCCGTTCCCGTGCCAAACGGGTCAACAGGTTCATATCGCCTTCGTCGGTCTGATCCAGATGCGCAAGGGGCAAGGCCGCAAGATCAGGCGATACAACCGCCGAAAGGTTATGTTCCTGTGCGATCTGGTCAACAACAGCACCAATCGTTGTGTTGGCCCAACTGCGGCGCTTTTGCTCCTTAAGCTGCGCGCCCATATCGGCGGCCTTGGCGTCAATAACCAGCCGATCCGGGCCGAATTGTTCACTGGTTTTGTCAACCGTGTAGCTACCCAGGCGCACCAGCCCGGTATCTTTCCAGCCCAGCCAGATTTCAAGCAATCCGCCCGGCTCCGGCCCTTCGAAGTAAGGGGCCTTGGTGTTGTCGATAATCAGGCTGGCGCTGTCACTTTCCATGCCCTGCTTGTCGGTGACACTTGCTGATACCAGGCGACCTTTGACAAGGCCGGTAATATCCTTTCCATCCGCGACAAAACGATAAATCGGGGGTGCCATATCTACCCCCAAAGCCGCGCGGTCGTGACCAGGTTGCCGGATGGCAATTCGGGAAGTTCGATAACCGTACCAGGTGGAATATCGCCCTGGTATCGCGCAAGCCCCCGGTTGGCGTCATAGACCTTGCCAATAATATCACCGGCCTTACGGCCATAGTGCCGTTCAACAATCCAATCCAGCGGCTCCGGCGTTTTCACTTCGTATTTCATCTAGTCACCATAGAATTCAAGATCGATCTGGAACCCGACAACGCCTGGCACGCCATGTGAGATAAACTCGCTTTCATCGCTGGACACGCCTTTGATAACCCATTCACCATGCACAAAGCCGCGACCGTCAACCATAAGCAACGGTTCACCGGCCTTAAGCATTTCCCGCATCTTCGGCAATTGTGTCAGACCACCTCGAAAGTGCGGGATCAGTTCGCCCTTCAGTGTCATAACATCGCTGAAACCGACATACTGAAGCCCTGCATTCGTCCCATGTCTGGCATTGCTGGCAAAGTTGGCCGTGGTGCGCCGTTGAAGCGCGTCATATGCCAGTGTGGCAAGCGAGAACCCGAACTTGCCCAGGCGCATATAAACCGTATTACTCGACGTCATACAAAGCCCCGTCGTTCCGCTGCTGTTCCAAAAGCTGTTTCACCCTTTCGGCAAGCTGTTCCGCGCTTTCTCCCTGCTGTTGATAGATATTGATTTCAACATTCTGGTTGCTTTGAACGGTTGGCGATTGACGCCCGTTTGAACGCGGTTCCGACAGGTCGGAAACATCATCAAATCCGCTGAAACCGGCGTCACTTTCAAAGCTGGCATCATCGGAGAAATCACCACCACCCGAACCGGGAGACGAAGGACCGGCCCCACCCGACGAACCGTCTTCTTCATCGTCCCCAAACAAGAATTCCCACGCAGCACCAATGAATGGTATTGCATCTAGGGCCGATGCCATCCATTCAAGAGCCGTTTTGACGAATTTGCTTAAGGTATCCCAATGGGAAATCGCAAGTTCGGCAGCAAAACCCAAAATCGCGGGAATAGCAGTAATCGGATTGGTCAGGGCGGCAACCTTCAGCATGCGCAACCCGCCCATGACGGCTTTAACAGGTGACCGCGCCAGCCAAAGCATCTTGCCGCCCAGCGATGCCACTGAACTGATCATGCCGCCAAAGCTCCACCCGCTCATACGCGCCCTGGCGATGGTTGCGGCGGCAGTTACGCGATGATATCCAACCGCCGTTTCAGCCAGTGTCAGACGCGTCTGAACCATTGCGAACCGTACCGCAAGTTTAGCAACCCGGAAACCGACAAGCGCGGCGGCGGTCAGGGTAATAGCCGCCGTCAGATTGGGGTAATCCTCCACAAGCGCACTAACTGCATTTGCTCCGTATGCAATGGCATCCGCAGCAACACCGACAGTCGGCGTAAGGCTTTTTCCGATGACCGTCGCAAGATCGTTAACCGCAATCCATGCGTTATTAACCTTCATGTCGGTTTCATCGGTTCGACTGTTATATTCTTCGAACATCGAACCGGCATAGTCGGCTTCGTTTGCCACCAGGCGAAATGATCCGCGCAAACCGTCAAGGTTGGTCAGAAGCGGCGCAATAACACCAAGGCTTTCTTCCCCAACTACCATCGAAAGAAGGCTTCGCTGGTCGGTCTTGTCCTGTTCGGAAAGTGTCTGGAAGAATTCAAGGATGGTTCCCTGGGCGTCTTCCTGCATACGTTCCGCAAGATCGGTTGCAGAATAACCAAGGGCTTCGAATGCATCCTTTTGCCGACCCGTTGCCGCGATCCCGGCAGACATAGACCCGGTAAGGTTTTTTAGAGCTGTTGCCGTCATTTCCGGCCCCTGTCCGGCAGACAACATAAAGGCAGACAAAGCCGCAATCTCGTTACGTGCAAGACCGGCTGTTTGTGCTGTGGCACCTTGCCTGGTAATTACGTTGGCAAGGTCGGCGGCAACGGCATTTGAATTGTTTGACAGGTGGTTAACCGCGTCGGCCATTAATACGGCCTCTTTCTGGTTCAACCGCATTGCCGAACGCCAGGCGGCGAATGTTCCACCTGCCTGGTCCGCCGTCATGTCTAGGGCTATCTTGGCTTTTGCAACATCGGTGGTGAAGCCGATCAGTTCATCACGGGCAAGCCCGGCCTGCGCTGCCGCTTCAAGGATGCCTGCCGCTTCAATGCGGTCCAGCGGAACATTGTCTTCGGCCAACGCACGGCGCAATTCCTGCCCTAATGCTACGGTTTCCATTTTGGTAAGGTTCGCGGCCTTTTTGACACCGGCCATTGCCGCTTCAAACCGGATCGCTTGCACGATTGGGAAGGCAAGCGTTCCGGCACTGGCAACTGCACCGATGAATTCCCCACCCAAGGCACTCCGATCCGAACGGGCTTTATCGGCCCGGTTTTGCGCCTGACCAAGTGCCTTTTGCTTGCGGGTAAGTCGATCAACAGCGGTTTCAACTTTACCCAGACTGGCGGCATATGATTTGGTTTCAATGCCTGCCGCCTTCATATCCCCATCGAACCGGCGCAACTGGTTGGCAGCTTCCCGCCATGCCGTCTTTGTCGTATCGACACGCTGTTTTGCTCTGGTCAGTTCCGCGCGCAATTCTTTGCTGGGGGTTTCAGTTTGCGCCAACTGGCGTTCCAGTGCGGCGGCCTGACGTTCGGCATCCTGCCACACCCCGCGCGCATCGGCAGTTTGGCGCTTTGCTTCCCGCCAGCCTGTCATGGTCGCGGCTGTCTGGTTCAGTCGGCCAACTTCGCGATCAAGCGCCGCGCTGGCCGTTTCCGCCTGCGAAAATGCTGTCTTAAGGCCATCTTTCAGGATGGCACCAACTTCGATGGAAACGGCCAGCGTGGTCATGATCGGGGTACTTTCTTGCGGTAGGATAATGCCCGGTTAAACCAATGCCGGACATAGGAAATGGGACGGTTTTCAAGCGTCCCGATATCCTGATTGAGGTGATCGGCTAGGAAGCAGATGCAGAACTCTGCATTTGCCAGTTCGGCGCGTCCCCGCCCAAAAAATAGGAAAACACCCGCTGTACACGCAGATAATCGGGCCAACCAATCTGGCCGGTTTCTTCAGGTGCGATCCCGCAAAGTTCGGCAATGGCGTCGTTTTCACCATCAAGGGTTTTGATCTGCTCGTTGTTTTCGCGCATGAACGTCACGCTGGGGTAATTCATGCGAATGGAAGCCTTTTTTTCACCTGAAACGTTGATACGTTGCTTAAGGTCAATGGTCGCCGAACCATCTTCATTCCACGTAACACCCGGAATACTCTTGTGATCACCGGATGCCTTGGTTGCGGCTTCAGTCTGATTGTTTTTGTCAATTTTGGTCATATCGGGCATGTCCTTTGCTGCTCCACTGTAAACACGCCCCCTGTCGTCACTCAGGGCCGACCAATCGGATTAAACGCCAAGTGCCGCGTTGATTTCCGCCAACATATCCTTGCCGTTCTGTCGCCAGATGCGGTTAACCGCATCAATTTCGAACACATTATTTCCACCGACCGAATAGATGTATCGGCGGCATGTAATCGTATATTTCTGGCTGTTGTCTTCGTCGGTTTTCCATTCGCCGCTTTCCAGCTTTGTCAGGCGACCGGAAACCGTGACTTTAACCGGGCTAACTGTATCATTTGGATCGCGGGCAACGGCGCGGATAGTCAGGTTTTCGATATGCGTCCCGACACGCGCCATCAGTTCCGGCTTGATGCCTTCGATTTCAAGTTCAAAAACCATCTTTTCAAGACTGCCAAGCCCCACGTCCTGGGCTGCAAGATAATCCGCCTTGATTTCGCGGGTTTTCTCGACGATATCGGGGTGTTTCGCAGACTTCAGAATGCCTACCGGGCGCGCGCCTTCGATAAACAACGTAAAGCCGTTTAGGTTATTCAGTTCTGGCATGAATGCCGCTCCTTAAGGTTGATCAGGAAGGGGCGCAGGCCCGATCCGCGCCGGTCTTATTCAAACAGGCTGGTGAAATATTCCGGGTTGACGTTGGAAATCAGGTTGATGTCTTCGGCTGGCGTCGCCCATTGCAGGTCGTAATTGATAAACGCCTTGCCCAGCGCAAGATTTGACGGGCTATTCAGTTCGCCGGTCGCCCATGCCTTGCCACCAATAATCACTTCTTCGGTGACTTTCTGCGACAGATAGTCATTGGTCATATCAACCAGGTCATCGAAGAAGGTCCGGGTGATATTGTGATCGACCAGGCGACGGGCGGCGGCAACGATGCTATCGCCAATGATATCATCGACAACAACGCCATTTTCAAAGCGCCAGCGTTCATCAAACCCGGTTGCGCAGGTCCGAACACCCCAGATACGGAAACCACCGTCACGGATGATCGTGGTAACGGCATTTTCGTTCAGATAGTTGGCTTCGCATGCCGGATCGCCATTGACATAATCGATATCCGCCGTGGTGCCGATCACACCATCAATGACCATATTCGATGCCGCCCAGGCGAAGTTCTTTTCATAGTGCTGCTTGACCAGGGCAGCGGCCTTGAACGCCGAAGCCCAGCGCATTTCGTCTGATCCGTCAGAACCCCGAACAATGAAATGCGGGAAGCACGGACCGAATGCGCGTTTGTCGCTGAAATTCTCGCGATAGGCGACGGCGGCAACCGAATTGGTATCCGGCGCATCGGAGATGACCCAGCCGCGCAAACGATCGGCAATAATCATCATTTCCGTAAGCACGGCCAACTCGTGCGAGAACCCCGGCGCGATAAGAATACGCGGCCAAAGCGACAGACGCGAATTGCTGTTCAGAAGGGCATACATGCCCGTACGCTGCATCGTTGCCGCATCCACACCACCGATCACGTTTGTGATGGTTCCTGCATCGTCCACGCCTTCGTCAACACGCACAACGACAACCCGGCACGGCTGCACCTTGAAGATGCTGTTTAAGGCCGCTGGAAGGGTGCCGGTAAGGCCCAGGGCGGCAACGGCAGTATCCGAACCAAGAATGGCAGAAGGCTTGTCCAGGGGGAATAACTCGGCATCGGCATCGGGCGCAGTGCCGATGATGCCGATAACGGTACTGTTAAGGGTTGCAATCGGGCGTTTGCCCGCATCATCAATGATGCGACGAACGCCGTGGTTATAGGTTTGGGGGATGGCTACCATAAATGGCTAACTCCTTTTCAGGCTTCAGGAAACGCCGGGAAACCGGCAGTGCAGTCAAAATCGATATGCGCCTGAAGGTCATCAGGCAGCGCATCAATCGCGTATTCGCGTTCGGTCTGCGCATCGGTGCAGTCACACAGCATCGTGCTAACAGCAAGGTCCAGATCAATGATCTGCTGTTGCGTCAAAAGCGGGCTTGAATTATCAGCCATGCGCACGACTTGGCCGTTCTCTAGCTGGTTCGCATTCGCCCGTTTGGCGATGCGATCCAGTAGCGCAAGGCTCCGTTCGTCGGTCTGCACGACATAGGCCGTGCCACCAACGTCAAACGTGATACCGCCAGACATTCGCTGGAACTTGTAATCCTTGACCTCTCTTTCCAACTTCGCCTTGGCAGCATCAAGGCTGATCGGCTGCACGTTGTATTGCAGTGTGGCGGTCATGGTTTCCGGCTGTTCCGGATCGCCATCGATCACGACGGTCGGATTGCCGATAACGGTTTGCCATTCCTGATCGGGCTTGGTTCCCTGATCGATCACAAGCACGTAATTCGCCCGCAAATCCTCGACCGATGCCAAGGCGGCATTGCTGTAGGTTTTGCCGGTTTCTGCCTTGAGGCCCATCGGGCTGCTGGCCGTTTTGACCAAAGCCCACTGATCGTCGCAAATCGCATAAAGCGCTGTCATGGTCTGTCTCCTGATTATCGCGCACGCGCGAATTTGCCGGGCGTGCGTGCCCACGCAGCCGAGTAATAATAGTCTGTGTCGCTGTAATTGATCGGGGTATAGACGCCGCGCGCCTTCACACCGTTTGATAGGAAATCACAGTATTCATAGGCCGTCACGGCGGCGGCGGCAGCTTCAAGAGCAAGACGCGGATCATTGCCGCCATTCACCACCAGATCATCGACAAAAATAGATCGCGTGCCGTTTGGTCCGCCGCCGTTCGGCTGGAACAGACGCGGTAAAAAGTCGAGCGGCAGAAACGGCCCATTATTGCTATCGTTCGGAGCGAACCGCCCAAACGACGAAAACTGCCGCACTGATCTCCAGACATAAAGCGTATAGATACCGGTTGGCAGGGATGCACCCAGCGTAACGGTATTGGCCGTGCTGCTGAACCATCCAGCATCTGTGACCGGCCCGCCTGCCGCGTTCATCGGGAAGTAGCGGTCATTTCCTAGAAGATGATGGAACATTCGCCGGGTTTGGCCCGCATTGTTGCGAACCACCCAGCCATATTCAATCACGCTGCCGGAAAGTTGGGGAACGGTAGTTGGTGTGCCGGTCGTGTGGTCAACCGTCACAATATCAAAACCCGATCTTGGGCTTGCCTGCCAGATCAGATCGAGACGATTTCCCTGATAGGCCGTGTCGCTGCCTATCGCGTATCCGTTCGCGTTGAAGGCAGTAAGGCCTTGAGGCCTCGCCACAACGCCATTAACCGCCGAACTGGTTTCCCACGCAAAACCGGCCCCGTTGACCGTATCCGTAACAACGCACGGTTCATCGGCATCAATGCGCTTGGATACAACAAGGGCTTTACGCACCATCGGGTCCCAAGGAAGATCAGTGACATCTGCCCCGCCGCTAGAAAGCCGAACCGTGAAATAGTCATCAGGGTTCAGGATCGCAGGGCAAGGCAGGCTTGCCGATGTCAACGGTTTGTACCCTGCCGGTGGCGCGTAAGTCAGATCATGCGGGTTGGTGTATAGCTGAAGATTGCCTTCATATACACTCGCCGCCGGAAGCAATTGACCCGCTTGAGAAAGCGGAATGTTTCTAACGCCTCGCGAAACGTTCGATACAAAAATTTCAAGATCACCCGTCTCGGCATCAAATGCAGCGCCAATTACCGCGCTAGGCACATTTGATGCGGTTCCCGGCATGGATGCACCTAGCGCGGCACCCAAAACACCATCACTAAGCCAGTTGGCGGCGGCACCTGGGCTGGCGTCATTGATAATATAAACACCATGCCCACCTGCCTCACGACCGAGATAGTTGTTGCTGGCAGTTTTGGTCTTTGCCCAACTGGCCAGTAGACCTACTACGACGTTATCGAAGTTTGTGGACCCCATGTTGACCCATTCCCAATACCACTTTCCCGTGGCTGGAATGAGCATTGTACCAGTGTCGATTTTATTCCAGCTTTGAGCGTTGCCCGTCGAGGAAACCTGACGGTTGCCGTCACGCCATGTCACCGTTCCAGATGCAGAAAGCGGGTTCCACGTTGGGCAATTGTTGGTTGGTGTATCGGTAACTTGGTTAGCCACAGTTAGGCCAACAGACGACCAGTGATTGTCATTGCCGGAAGCATCTTTGCCAAGGTCCAGCGGATCGGTGAAATCGAGGTGAAAGCCGTTCGGGCCATATTCACCAGCGTACTTTTTCGGGACCCAATGGAGATAAGCATTTAGGTATGCGAATGCGGTAGGAGCAATAAGTTCACCATCAATGAGCCGAACGTCTGCGAGACATGCGATCAGATACGATGTCGTGCCAAAAACCAGTCCAATGTAGTGCGCAATAATCGAGTTAACGTAGTGATTGGTCGCTGCTACCTGCGCATTGAAAGTGATGTTTCGTTGCTGACCGTTCACGAACAGCTTGACGCGTTCAGCGGCAACAGCGTTCAAGCTGTCAAAATGGAAAACGACGTGCACCCAGTTCGCCGGATCACGAAATAGACCAGCGCCATAAAAGTTACCAATCGATGTCCCGCCAGATGATGAGCTATCCATCCCGATGTAATCGGCAACCGCAAGCTGGGTCATTGAATAACCGACCCCTTGCCGCCCTGCCATGAAAATACCGCCAACCACACCTGGACTTGTTCGCTTCATCCAGAAAGAAAGCGTCCATTTGGTGCGGTCACTTTCGATGCTTGGCGTCCGGCTTAGATAGGTTCCTGTTTCAAACCGGCAGGCAAAATCAATCGGATCGCCGGGATCGCCACAGCCGATAGCCGGGGGCGGGTTGTCAAAAAGGATCGACATTGATTACGCCTCCGCCCGCTGGGTGATATGCACGTCGATCACGGCCCCGGAAAATTCCATATGGATCAGGTTGACCGTGCCTGGCTCGCTGCTGATCACACCGTTGTTGACCCGGAATTCCGGCCCCCATGCGATGCCGTGATTACCAACAGCATCCATCGTCAATTCCAGCCGCGCCGATCCACCGGCAGGCATCGGATCGGGCGCGGTAATGGTCAGGGCCTCGGTTGCGGTCAGGGTGAAGCGGTTGCCAAGGGTCGGATCAAATGACAATTCACCGGCAGCAACCGTTGCCGGGACAGGGTTAGTCCAGAAACCCGCCGTCAGGGTGTCGGTGCGATTGCGGCGCAGGAAGTCCGCGTGTGCGTCCGGATCAACGATATGGGACATAAGGCGGTCCAGCATGTCGGCATAGGCCGCATCGCCGTTGAATACGACGGTTACCGCATCGGCGGGCAGTTGGGTCCACGAAAGAACAAAACGGAAAATCCATGGCACCAGGTCACCCCGGAAGCCAAGATTGAGGGTCGCACTGGACCAGACAGCGAACAACGTACCGTCTTCAAGGAAAAACCCGACTTCCTTCACCCAAAAGTTGGGCGCACCTGCATCAATACGGGCTTCCACCACAACTTGCTGTGGCCCGGTTACCGCACCGGCATAGACATTGACGCGAACCTGTTCGGCATCCAGTTCGGTTTTAGCCAGGGCAGCGGGCAACGGGTAGTCGTCACCGTCGCGCACGTCAAACCCGCCATTGCCAACAGCAACATGCGTGATTTTTACTTGCAAACCCTGACCATTGGCCGCTGCAACGGCAGCAAGACCGGCAGATGTCAGAACCGGCGATAAGGTCAAGTCACTCATTAATCAGCCCTCATTTCAATATGACAAACCCGCCCGATTGCCTGAATGGCCGACAGGAGTCCGTCAGACGCCGCAGAAGGGTCGCCGGTTACCATCGTGGCGGAAATTGCGTTAGACGCACTGAGCGCCGCTGAAAACGGCACTGACGTGTTTGTTTCTGACCGAACTTCAACAGCGAAGTGCTGCGACCGGCGTTTCATGCGATTGATCACAGCAATCATTTCAGCCTGGCGATTTGCGTCCAGGCTCACGTCCAGATTGCCGTCAACAGGTAGTTCCACCCGGAATGTTCCAGGTGTTGCTTCAGGCTGTTCCTCGTGCCATTCGATATGATGGCAACCCGACAGCCCAATAATCTCAAGACCAAGCAACACGCCGGGCACGAAGCCGCGTAGCCGGTTCAGATCGAAGCTGCTGGCAATGGCCTGACGCTTTCGGTCTTCTGACCAGGTATCATTCCAGAACGGAACCCGACGCGACCAGGCAAGCCATGGCAGGAATTTGGCCGGGCAGGTCCACGGGTTTTGCATGTCTTCGTGGGGCGTCGGCAAAGCCGCGTAACGATCCGCAATCACGGCTTCAATGGCCCGCATCAACGGGGTTGCGGCAGGCGGCAACATGCTGTTGTTAGCCATTTGCCAACTCCACCAAAACAGATACGCAACGTGCCGCCTGGGAGCCAGCAACAGGGATCGGCTCTACTGGTTTGAGCAATTCAAGATCAGCAACCCCTTCAACCGTCAACGCCCCGATAATCAGATTGCGCGATACAGATCGACCCATTGGGGTTTTGCCGTAACCACGCGACCATTCAACCAATTTGGTGACATTGTTTCGCGCCGCTGCCAGTGCTTCCGCCTGTCCCAATGCATTCGGGATGGTCAGCTTGGCATGAACTTCATAATCGATTACCCCGGCGGCATGCACCGATACCCTGTCCCCTTGGGGACGTTTGGCTTTATCGGTCACGTTATTCGTGACCGCATCAAGAACGGCCTGCCCTGGAACGCCCGTTTCCACCAAAACATAAACATCAATGAAGCAAGGGTCTGGCGAATTCTCGTAGGCATCAATCACGTCAGGATGAGCATCAAGCGCCAGGCTGCGATAATGCCCCTCGGCACCGGCACCCAATTCATTCCACCCTTCCAGATAGCGGCGCGCCAGCCGGTCATCATCTTCCATGACGGCCACAACAGGCGGGTAAACACTGTCATCTGCCGGGCGAAGCTCCACACGTTCCGTGCCATTCAGGGAAACCAGATTATCAAGGTCGCCACCTTCAGCCTCGGCAAGCATGCAGGCTCGAATTCCATCATTGATCCGGGCACGTTTGATCACCTCACGCGCAGCCGCCGTGCGGAACTGCATCATGACCGGATCGCTTTCATATTGAACCGCTTCGATCATGTCCGGGTTGGCTGCGATGAAATCCTGCTTCATCGCCTCAACAATGGCTTCAGCGTCGATTTCTTCAACGGCCTGCGGTGACGGCAAAAGGCTTAAGTCTATCTCGCTCACCGCTGCACCTCCGTCTCAAGGCTGATTTTCTCGCCGGTTGCCGTGTCTACGCCTTCGATATAAAGAGCTACACGCCCCGGCTGGGGCTGCGACAACTGAACACGTTCCAGGCGCAAACGGTCTTCCCATTTCCGGATGCTCTCAGCGACCGCGAAATAGGTATCAACGGCGAAGGAGCCGTTAACAGGCCGATCAATCATGTCCATATTTTCAGACCCGAAAGACCGCAACAGCGGCACGGAATTGGAACCCGGACGCACCGATGCAATCATTCCGATGCTTTGTGCCAGGTGTCGGCCACCTTCCAGCCTGCGTCCGGTCTTTGCGTCCATCCCCGCCATGCCGATTACTCCGCCCTGACTTTTTCGGAGCCGCTGGTAATCGGCCAGTTCCCGGCAGAACTTCCGCTGCCAACCGTTACCACGTCACCGACACGTGCAATCGGTGCACCTTCAGGCCCACCAAGATTGAATTCGCCGGACAATTCTGCATTTTCGGGGGTGATGGTCAGGCCGGTTGTGGCGGCGAAAGCCTTCACAAGCTGCGCAGCCACAAGCGCAATAAGGTCGCCCGCCTCGGCCGTGATCTTGCCGCCCGCAATCATTTCAATATCTTCGCCAGCATCAAGCGTGATCTTGCCATCTGCCTTGACGGTGAAACCGCCCTTGATCTGAAAGTCATACTGACCCGCGCCAAAGTCATATTGAACGGTCGAACCGTCCGGATATTTGGTTAGGTGAAGGTGCGGGTTATCGCTGGGTGACGGGAATGCGGCGCAATAGGTTGCGGGTAGAACCTTGGCATCGGTTGGTTCGCCGTTCGGGGCGAAGACCATGCATTGCTCCCCAACGACTGGCGCGCGCCACATACGTACCTGACCGGCTGCAATCGCCGTCCATTGAAGCCATCCGCCAAAGTCGGCACCACCTACTTTGACCTTGCACCGCTGGGCATCATGATCAACCGCCGACACAACGCCGGTATTGGCAACATTCGCCAACCGACGTTCCAGTTCGCCAACACGGAATGCAAGATCACGCATGTTCGATTTCCCCGGCGATGGTGAAATCCTGTTCTTCATCGGCCTGCGCGTCGCCAACAAACACCTTCAGCGGGCTTTGGCTTTCAATCTTCGGCTGGCCGATGAACAACCCCGCCTGAACCTCGAACCGCAACTGCGCAACAAGCACACCGCCCGCATCCGCGTCCATTTCCGCTTTCAACTGGCAACGCGCCGCCCAGGCAATTGCGCCTTCAGCCCATTCGGCAGGCTTGATAACCAACGGATTTTTCAGAAGATCGGCAACAATCAGGGTGCGGATTGGATCATTGCCGAAAAGGTCAAACGCGACTTCGGCAATCATGAACCCGGTGACACTTCCAATCGCGTCCCATGCGTCGGTATCATCGGGCCAAAGCTTCGGACTGGCCTGCTTGAAATCAAGCTGCTCGGTCCATGCGCCCACGGCGTCAGGATCAGGCAACACGCCAAGCGTATCCATGCGGGCAATCAGGGCATCACGCAACTGGTCGCGCATCATGCACCCCCGCGAAAATGGGCGAGAAGGAACCCTGTAACCAGCGCAGAACCAACCCCCAAAACAAAGGTCAAAACTTTACTCAGGGCAGGCCCGGCGCGTGTGACGAATGTGTTGTGTGCATCAACCTTGTTACGCACACGATCAAATTCCTGACGATCATTCGCCCGCTGTTCTTCAACCCGAACAAGGCGTTCGATCAATTGCGTTTGTGTGTTTGTCAGAATGTGGATTTGTTCGGCAACAAGCAGAAAACCGCGCGCCGCTTCTTCAATGCGGGAAACCCTGACTTCAAGATCACCTGGCATCAAATGGCCCCCATGAAAAAACTGCCTGCCGAAAAGTCACCGTCAATGTCGTCGCTGCCTGCGGCGCGCTTGATCACATTGATCAATTCCAGGGCGCGTTTTTCGGCGCGTTCAACGCTGCTGGTGATGTTTTCCGCATCAAGATACTGAAACTTGTTCCGGGCGCTCTGCGCCGACTGGACGGCATAAGCTGCACCGGGTTGTGTGAATGTGTGCAGGAACGGCAAAGACCGTGCGATGCAAAGGAGCGTTACCGCCTCATCCCATTCATCTTCCATGCCTTCAGGTGCGACATTCAGGGATGTATCGCGCTGAACCTGGCGCGTTGCACTTGGAAGTTTACCAGCCAGAAAAGGATCAAGAACCTTGTCCGGCCAGTTGGCATAGTCACGAATGGTCTGGGCGGTAACGCTCATATCGGCAGCCCCTTAAACGACTGCCGGATGACCGACGACAACGAATTGCTTGACGGCAATTTCGTAGTCGGCAGACAGGTCAAAGGTGTATTCAAGAACACCTTTGCGGGCCTTGTACTCACGCGCACGCTCAATGTCGCCATTGATGCCGAACACAAGGTTCTTCTGCGGCGTGATCAGGATGGTGCCTTTCGGCATTTCGGCCACCGGCTCAATCGGATAACCCAAATATTTGCGGGCACGTTCGCTGTCGGAACGGATTGCAGCATCATTAACCGCGCGTTCCTCGGCGTATTTGTCCGCATCGCCGGTATTCATGTGGATGATGGACGACGATTTGACCTGATCGGGAACAAGTTCCCAAAGGTTGCCAAGTGTCGCAAACCATCCATCGGTTGCCGGGTCGATGACGCCGCCTTTGGCATCACCGGCGGCTTTGGCGTCCATGGCGATTTTCACCCAACCCTCGTTCAGGGTCAGGAATGCGGCATCATCACCCGCGTAATCGGATGCCTGGCCGTTAAAGGCAAGATCAACCAGTTCACCACGCAGACGCTTGGCAAGCATGGCTTCGACTTCACCGGCAAGCCCCGGATTATCAGCATTGTTGCGCAGAAAATCCTTGGAAAGATCGGCAAACAACTGCGCATCTTCAGCCTGAAGAGTGTAGTTGAAGTTGGTCAGGTCAACTTTATCATTCTCGCCCGGCTCGGTGCCCTGGGTGCGCCGACGCATCGAACGTGCCGGAATATCCAGAACAGTCCCTTCGAATTTCAACCGGCTCATTTTCTGAGTGGTGATTTTCTTCAGGAAATCACTATCAAAAATAAGGCTGATGATCTTGTTGGACTGCTGGGGCGTCAGGGCATTACCGGCGCGGATCGCTTCAGGACCAATCAGACCCTTTGCGAACAGCACAAGCTTTGCCACATCCTGAGAACCATAGGCGGCAGCCAGCGACTTGAATACCGGCTGGTACTGACCGCCCGTGACTTGAAGCGAAGCGAGGTCTTGCAGTGCTTTCAGAAGCTTATCCATGCAATTCCCCGCTTAGCAAACCGTGTCGTCGCCACCGAACGAACCGGCAAAAGTTCCACTGTCGGAACCTTTCGGCATCGCTTTGGCAACGGCGTCGGTGATTTGATCGGGCAGGCTCTTGAGGGCTTTGGCAAGTTCTGCCATCGCATCATTACCCCCTGCGGCCTGCGCTTTATCATCCGCCCCCTGATCGGCTGCTGCTGCGGCCTGATCTTGCTGGGCTTTTTGCAGATTTGCCGTCACCTTGTCGGCGATGGCGTTAATCTGCTCTTCGTTAAGTTCCATGCTATCCTTTCCTTTCAGCAAGGTCTTAAATCGCTCCAATAGTCCTGCCGCCTCGGCCTTGGAAACCGGCACATCTTCAACGATGTCACCGCTGCCAAACCCGGCCAGGCTAAGCCCGGTCAGTTCGCCTTTTTTGTATTTCTGCCAGATGTCTTCGGAATTGATTTTGATACCAACCGCCCAGGAACCTTCCGGCTCTTCGGGGAACAGGCCATCACCTTTGCGAAGCAGCCAGTTTTCAACCACATAAGCATCTTCACGGGCGAAGCTGTGCTGAACATCGATGTTCTTTTGCAAACCCTCACGCATGAAGGCCCACATCGCTTTTCGGATCACGTCGGCGTCCGCAAAATCGCCCTCGGCATCGGCGGTTGAAGCATCCCCAACCGGATAGACGATGCCGTAAACAACCCGCAATTCATCATCGGATTTCTTGATATCGAAAGTGATGGGCGTCAGACCGTCTTGCGATTTCAAAACCACGGCCTTGCCATTGACGGGGCGGGCACAAAGGGAAATCCAGTTGACATGCAAATCAGTCAGTTTGCGCTTGGGCATTCTTTCACTCGTGCAATAGGTGCAATTGTGGAGGTGTTGAATGCATTAGAAGCACGGGAAAAATGCGCGCGATAGCCCCGCCACCAATGACTTAGCCAAATAGCGGGCTATATGGTTAGAAGGGCTTTTGCACCTATTCCGTGCAGCAAATTTCGGGCTTAAGGTCGGCTTGCTCCCTGTCGTCAAACTTTGGAGAAAGCCGATGCAAGAGACGGGCGGCAAGGATGCCGCAGTCGTTTGTGACGCAGAAGTTATCAAGTCCTCGGCTGCGGTTGATCTGTCCCCGTCTCTTGCACCTACCTTCGATGGTGGGTTGGCTTGGCCGGTGGACCCGCAAGCCCTGCTTTTTCTCTACGCCATCAACGAAACACATCAACGCTGCATTCACCTGAAAGCCTCTAGCGGCTTTGGCCTTGGCATGGAAAACACGTCTGACGCCAAGGGCGATGAAGTCAGTAAAATTGAAAGCCTGACCGATAGCGGAACCGGCCCATTATTTGAGGCCATCGCGACCGATGAAGGCACCTTTGGCAATGCCTATTGCCAGATTGTTCGAAGCCCCGTTGATCGCCGTCCGCTCCGATTGCGCCATCTGCCCGGCGCGTACATGCAGCGCACGCCAACTGGCGGATTTCAACAGGTCATTCGTGATGCATATGGGCGGACAAAGAAAACCATTTTCGCACCCGACGAAGTGTTGCATTTCCGGCCCGCTTGCCCGATGGGCGGTTACTATGCATTGCCTGACTGGATCGGCTCTAGCGGCATGCAGGAACTGGTTCACAATGCCGTTAAATGGAATGCCAATTTCTTCAAAAACGGGGCGATCCCTGACGGCATTCTGAAGGTACTTGGCGGCACGCTTGCCGATCCTCAAAAAGCCCAGGCAAAAGAATTCTTCCAACGCTCATTCCAGGGCGTCGATAACGCGCATCGGGTTTTGTATCTCGCACTTTCGGACAAGGATGCGAAGATCGAATTTGAAAAGGTCGGTCGCGATATCAAGGACGGCGACTTTCTCAAGATGATGGATACCGGCCAGCAACGCACACACGTTGCCCATGGTGTTCCGCCGCGCCTGCTTGGCATCATGACCGCAGGGTCACTTGGCGGCGGCGGTGAAGTCGAAGGCCAGATGAAGCAGTTTGAAACCTTCACACTGGAACCCAAGCGCCGCCGATATCTGTCGATCATGCGCCCGTTGCTGATTGAACTTGGCATTGATCGCAACGCCGTGCGCTTTGCGCGAATGGATATCACATCGGTTACCGATGATCGGGAACGCGTCACAGAATGGCATCGCGAAGGGCTGGTTGACGATGACGAAGCCCGCAACCTGATTGGATTGGACCGCGAAGGGAAATCACTTGATCAGGGCCAGTTGCGGCAACTCGCCAAAGCACTGGCGGAGATTTAGGCATGGCTGCAAAACGTGGTCGCCCTGGCTATCCCTCATGGTGCCGTGATCTGGCGGAAACCGAATATCTCAAGGGCCTGACACCGGCAGAAATTGCGATCACACTCAATGGCCGGGGGATTGATATCAATCCCCGGACCATTCGGGGATGGGCCAAGAAAGATGCCTGGGACGAACGCCTGACACAACGCCGGGAACTGCCGGAAAACCTTGACAGTCAAATTGCGCGACTGGCGGCCAAACAGGATATGTCATATGCCGACAGCCTGAAACTTGCCAACCTGTCGCGCGCCCGACAACGCCTTGCCAAGCTGAACCCGAAACCCAAGCCCAAACCGCGCGTTCTGAACATCCTGCACAAAGACAAGCTGGCCGATGCCCTGTCTGCGGATTACGGTCTTTACAGCTATCAGCAACGCTTTTTAACTTCGACCGCCCGGTTTAACTGGCGCTTGAAGTGCCGCCAGTCCGGGTTCTCCTGGGTGGTTGCCCTGAAGATGTTGTTGCGCGCCCTGACAGGCCGCAAACAGCTTTGTATTTCGGCATCCCAGCGTCAGGCATCAAACGTTCTGCGATACGTCCGCGACCACGCCGACCGCCTGGGCATTCCGATTGATGACGAAAACAAGGAAAGCGTTACCGTTGCCGGGACTGAAATTCTGGCACTACCGCCTAACGCCCGCACGATCCAGGGCTTTGCCGGTGACGTGATCTTTGACGAATTTGCATGGGTCCGAAACCAGAAACAGCTTTGGGAAGCCGTCATTCCGTCCATTACCGCATGTGGCGGTACGGTCGATGTTCTCTCCACGCCATTCCTGCCAGGGTCACATTTCTGGAAACTGACCACCAACCACGAAGGCCGGTTTAACCAGTGGTCCGGCGAAACCCTGACCATTCATGACTGCATCAATGAAGGCATGCAGGTGCCCGGCGGTGTTGATGAATTGCGCGCCCTGTTCGATCTCGACAGTTGGGCGATGATGTATGAATGCCAGTGGGCCGAAGACGGGACTTCGCTTCTGTCGTGGAAAGACCTGGAAGCAATTGCCGACCCCAAAGATTACCGCATTGGCTATGACGGTTTCGTGCGGATCGGCATCGATGTCGGGCGCGTGAATGACCGCACGGTGATTATCCTGGTCGGGGAAACCCCGGACGGCCTCTATGTGGTTCTGGATTATTGGGAACTTCAGGATACCCGGTTTGAGGAACAGAAAAACATCGCGATCAATGCGGCCATGCTTTACCCGCTGCAAGACGGTCAATGCGATGCGACGGGTATCGGTGCACAGTTGGCCGAAGATTTAAGCCTGGCAACGGGTGGCAAGATCAGACCGCACCATTTCAGCCATGACAGCAAGGCGCGCGTAGCACTTAACCTTCAGGAACTTGTCCAGACCAAAAAGATGCGCATCCCGAACGATCCGGGGTTCATGGCATCCCTGCATGCCGTCCAGAAGATCGCAGGCACCAACAGCATCCGCTATGACGCCGCCCGCACCAAGGACGGCCACGCCGACCACTTCTGGGCATTAGGACTTGCCGTTGACGGGTTGGGTGAACGCATGGGTCGCATGTCTCAGGTCGAGGTGTGGTGATGATCAACAAACGCCGCGTGACGCTCCTGGTTGCGGAAAAGCTGCGAGAAATTGCCACCCGTGACGGGGTTGTCCCGTTCGATAAGGGCGATCTGCGAAAATCCCACGTTGCCCAGCCCGTCGGCGCAGATAGTGCCGCCGTTGGTTCAAACCTGCCTTATGCGCGTGCTGTCCATGACGGCCGCCCTGAAACCATCATTCGTCCGCGACGTGCGCGGGCGCTGTTCTTCCCCGGCCTTGATCATCCGGTCAAACAGATACGCCAGCCCGCCCGCCCTGGGCAACCTTGGCTGCGGAAAAGTGTGGATCGGCTGAAGCTTGAAGGCTTGGGTTTCCTATCCCCTGAAATCGGGGATAGCGCCGTTCGGGCGCTGGAAGCGGCCATGCGCCGCAATCCGAACCTTAAAATCGAAAGGAAGAAGTCATGACTGACAAAGCGACAACCCAGAAATCAGCCGCGAAGGAAACCGCAAAGGCAGCGGCAACCGTTGCTGGCTTTATGCTGGGTGAAAAGAAATATGACAGCCTGTTTGACGGGGCTGTTGATCTGATGATCTTCAAGGAAGGCGGCGACAAATTGCACCGTCATCCGCGTGATCCGGGCAAACTGACCAAGTACGGCATTTCGTCACGCGCCTATCCGCATCTGGATATCGCATCGCTTACCCGCGAAGCCGCCACCGATATTTATCGCCAGGACTATTTCAAAAAGGCCGGCTGCGATGAATTGCCGGAACGTCTGGCGATCCTGGTATTCGGTAGCGCGATCAACCAGGGCGTTTCCGCTGCCGTGACCATGCTTCAGCAGGCAGTCAATGATTGCCTGGGCGATATCGCGTCTGACGATGGCTTTGCCGCCTTCATGTGGCCTGAGGCCCGCAAAGAGGCGCAAAAGGCGCTTGGTGACGAGAAAATCGCACCACTGAAGCGTGATGGTGTAATCGGCCCTAAAACGATTGAAGCCGCGCTGATGATTTCGCATTTCCTGCCGGTCTTGCTGGTAACCACCTTTGCCCGTATGCGTGCATGGCGTTACGGCAACACCGTTGGCAGCGCCGACTTCCTGAAGGGCTGGCTTGATCGTCTGTTCGATGTCGGGGCCGCGGCTGAAACAGTGGGGGCATAATGGCATTTCCTCTTGCCGTTCTGGCCCCGCTGATTGCCCAGGCCGTGCCCGCCATTGCCGGTATTTTTACCGATGATGACGATATCAAACCGGGCTCGGCTGCCGATACCGCAATCAAGATGGCGACAGGGGCCGTAAAGTCCCTGACGGGATCTGATGATTTGGCTACCGCAGTGGACAAGATCAACAGCGATCCTAGCCTTTTCGCCAGCTTCAAAGCCGAAATGAACCGCAACGCCGAAGCAATCCTTGCCATACATGCACGCGACCGACAGGACGCGCGCAACATGATGATCAAGCTTGCTGAAGCAGGTCATTGGGCCGCTGGTGGACCTGTGATTATCTCGCTTGTGGTCTCTGTCGGCTTCTTTGCAATGCTGTGGATCGTCCTGAAGGTGGCCGTACCCGAAGCATCAAAAGAACTCGCTTACGTGTTGCTTGGCGGCTTGGGCACTTCGTTCACCCAGGTCATCAACTATTGGTGTGGATCAAGCAAAAGCAGCGCGGACAAAACCCGATTGCTGGCCCCTTTGAAAAAAGGCTGATCAATTGACGCCAGGGAGCAACCTGTTAATTGATCACGCTGGCAAGTTCTAGCGCCTTCCTTTTGGAATTTACTGCGCCATCCAATCGCGCCAACGCCTCAATATCGGTATAGAGAAGCTTGCGGTATGTGACCCCACTATCAATCTGAACGAAAACTTCCAATTGCTGATAGCCAGGGAAGCTCTCGCGGATGCCCTGAGCAATTTCGATTGCATCACCTGCGGCAATACGCAACGTGTTTTCATCCGCTGTGTTCCACGCATCATCTGACCAGTAGACATGCAGCCTTTTAATCTCTTTTCCCGCGAGGTTAGGCACCATGTAATCTTCTGTTTTGGAAATTCGATCATGCAGATCAACCGGCGCATCCGGGGCACCAAACACAGCTTTGTAAGCCGCGAACAAGATCACGAAAGCGATGGCACCGATTGCCAACTGCTTACCTGCATTCATCTTCGTCAAAGCAACGACTCCTGTTCTTTCAATTCTCTATCTGATTATTACCTGTGAACGCACGCAAAACGCTGTAATTTCCTTAACATTAACATGCATTTTACCGGCATAGATAATGGTTGCGGGATACAAATCATTGTAACCATCCCGCGTCAGCAGCCAGTGAGATTGTCGTAAAAATAAAAATGAAAGCGCTTACCGCGACCAGTAGTTGCTTTTTACCCCTTTCCCTGCTTTTTCGCAGGGTTTGCAACACCACTTGGTCCGTTTTCCGGTTGAACATATCCGACTACCCATTAAAACCCCAATTAGACGTCCGGTGGATGCGCATCACGTAGCCCTGGCAGGCGACGTTGGGGTTCGGGCGGGTAGTCGTCCGGCCCCTCACCGCCACCGAACGGCGAAGAGCGGGCGAACGATACAATCGCTTGTAATTCACAATCTACTGATCTTTGGGGTTGGCCTCTAATCCTTCCGAATAGTAGGCATGGTTGATTTAAGGCCAAGCGGCTCTTGCTCACGCATGCGCTTGAGATAGCGCAACATCATTTCCGCATCTGCGGCCAGATATTGTTCCAGCTCGTCATCGGTTGGCTTTCTGTCACCGAACTTTTCGCGCATTGCTTTTGCTCGCGCATTGTAAAGCACGACAGCCAAGGTTGCGAATTCGTCTGGTTTCAGATTGAAAAACCCGATGCTTTTGAACCGTTCTTGACGGGCAAAACGTCCGAGCGTCTCAATCACAATCGCCAACAGGCCGTCATCAGCTTCAGTGATATGAGGCGAAGGTTCCGCTACCTGAAGCCAATCAGCATATTCAGAACGAACAATTGGGCCTTCCCCCAACAAGAGCCAATTAGCATTTATGCCAGATTGGGCGCATATAGATATTAGCTGCCCGGCCTTTGCCTCTCGGTCCCCAGATAGGTAGTTCTGAAGCGTTCTGTAGGGTATATCGTAGGCTTGGCAAAACTCCTTCTGGTTCATGCCTAAATACTCGATTGCACTCCTCAACCTTGTTCCTATGCTCAATTGAGCGTTTTTATCTTGTTGTGTGCCCATTTGGGTGTTACCTTGTATGCGCGATACAGACAGGGACGTATGCAACATGAATACACCCAAAGACATAAACAATCTATTAGAACCCGGCCAAGACCTTATGAATTTGGTGAAGGGTGGCTTTATTGCCCAAGGCAAATCAATGGCACAATGGTGCCGTGAACACTCAATTTGCCGGACAAATGCCCAATATGCCGTAATGGGTTTACGCAATGGCCCCAAAGCGCGCGATTTGCGCAAACGGGTCATCAAAGCCGCAGGCGTGAACCCCAACGAAGCAGGGGTGGAACCCTGTGAGTAACAGCACTGAACGGGTGCGCAAGATGCGTAATGACGCACGCGCACAAGGAAAAGTCACCTACACCCGCTATTGCGAACCCGAAAACAAACCGGCGCTTGACCTCGTATTGTCTGTCCTTGAAGGGACCGACGACCGGGCAAAGATGCGATTGCTGCGTTCGCTGGCTATCCTGAAAAGCGAACATATCGACCGCGCACGTGAGGTTGCACAATGACAAACGCAACTCACTGGATCGATACGGTAGCTTTTGCTGAAATGGCAGGTATCAGCCGGAAGGCTGCAACCAATGCCATGAAGAACGCAGGCGAAAATGGCAAGCCTTGGCGCGGTGCGACCCTGAAGGTTTGCACCGTTGCTAGCGCAGGCCGTGGCGGCATGTCGTGGCGTGTATGCGCTCAATCCGTTGCCGATGCCCTGGGCATTGATGTTCCAAATTCACTTCCGAATGGTGATGATGAAAGGAAGTTCCAAACTTCCGAATTCGGAACTGAATTTGGAACCACCGGAAACATCACCACACTAAATAAAGATGTTCCAAATTCGCTTCCGAACGCACTTCCGAAAGATATTCCAAACCCGGAAAAACATATTCCATATTCGGGATCGAAATTCGGAAGTTTGGAAGCTGATGTTCCAAACTCGAATTTGGAACCATCATTCGGAACTTCTAACGTTGTTTGTTTCACGAAACGCGACGCCGATCAAAATTCTTCCCTTGTTTCATCAGAAACACTCAAAATCGGAAATATTTTAGACGGTCATGTTTCGGCAAAGGAACTGGCCGCACTCGCCGGTATTTCTGATCGCGCTGCACGCACCGCACTTTCTGACGGTCAGTTCCGCAAATATGACCTCAACGTCATAGAGGTTCCCGGCGCTGGACGTAATGGCATGGTGCGTGTCGCTCCAATCTGCGACTTGCCGCCATCGCTTTATGAAAAAGCGCGCGCGCTAATCGGTTCGGTTGATACACCGCAGAAATCCGCCGTTTCTGTTTCTAACCATGAAACAACGTTACATGAAACAGGTGATCGTATGGCGCTTGCCATGTGGCGGCTGGAAATCATTCAGCCCGCATTGGCTCATGGGCGTGGCACCGCATCACGTAAAGCAACCGCCCAGGAACTGGCCGGTAAACGCCGCCAGCCAGACGGCAAGGTCAAGACCGTTTCCGAACGCACAATCTATAACTGGATCAAGCGTTACGAGGACGGCGGCATAGCTGCCCTGGCGAACAAACCCAGCAACGCCAAATCCCAGCCCCGCGTGTTGGTCACTCGCAAATGGGATGATGCTGTCAAGCTTCCATCTGCCGTCAAGCAAGGCATCGCCGATGAATTGCAACGCTATATCCGCAGCCTTTGGAGCAACGGCACAGCCGGTTGGCGGCATGTCTGCCAGCTATCATCGGCAAAGCTGATGGAATTGACGCTGGATGCCGGTCGGCATGTAGACGCCGACACTATCAAGGAAACCTGTGAGGTGAACCGCAGCCTTGCCGAACGCTGGCGTTCGCACTCGGTTGTGGCCGTCCACGATAAGGATGCGAAGGCATATTTCGATAAGTTCCTGCCACGTGTTTCACGTAACAGGCTTGGCCTCAAGCCGATGGATATCGTCGTTGGCGACGTGCATCACATCGACATTTATTTGCGCCGCGAAGATGGAACCATGGCAACGCCCAAGGCGATTGTCTGGCACGATGTTGCGACCAACCGCCTGTATTGGACCCTGATATTGTTGGGCGCACGCGAAGGCGTCCGCCGCTTCCATGTCGCGGCCAGCTTCGCATCCATGTGTTCGCAATGGGGCCTTCCCAAACGCCTCTATCTCGATAACGGGTCTGAATACAATTGGGCCGAAATGTTGAACGGGTTCGATCAACTGGCCCAACTGGCCGGTGACGATATCGAATTTACCGTTTCCCTGGCCGATGCAGAACCAGACCTGAAGAAAAACCTTCAGGCCGTTCGCCAGCGGGTCGGCAAGGTGATCCGTTCGCGCCCGTACAACGCCCCGGCAAAGCCGGTTGAAGGTCTGTTTTCCAACCTCGAACAATTCTACCTGTCCGCCGTCGATGGCTGGATTGGCGGCGACCGCATGAAAAGCAAGACGAAAAACGTCGGAAAAGCGCCCGAACCATTTCCCGGTGATTTTGCAGCGTTTCATGAAACGATTGCGGATGTCCTGGCCTATTACCACGCCACCCCTCAACGCGGGTGGCTTGCCGGTAAATCCCCGAATGATGCCCTTCAGGGTGCCATCAATGACGGCTGGGCAGGCATTACACAGGTCGAGGAAAAGGCACTTCTTCTGGCCTTCGCGCGCGAAGATTACCGAATGGTGGATCGTGGCCGGATCAGTTGGGCAGGCCAGACATACTACGCCGATGAACTGTTGCGCTTCTCTGGTCGCAAGGTTCGCATCCGCGTTGCCGATCACAATCCCGATTATGCATTCATTTTTGATGGCGAACGCCTGATTGCGGCGGCTGAACGTGATACCAGCTTTGGCTTCCTTGATGCCGCTGGGGCGCGCGAACAGGCCAGACGCGCCAAGGAAATGCGCCGCGTGATCTCAGAAATGAAACGCGATTGCGACCGCCTGGACCTGATCAGCGAAATGGGTCGCTTCGCGGCAACATCTCCAATCCCCGCATTGCCAACGGCCAACCGCATCGATGTTGCGGGCGACGTCCAGGCGATGATTACCGAAACAAAAAAATTCGAACACCGCCAAACACAAAAGGCGGTTGCAGCTACATCGTCAAAACCCCTGAAAAATCAATGGGGTGTTGAAGATGAAGCTTTCTCTGACCTGTACGACTAACGGAGCAAGTTACATGAAACAGGACGGATTTTTAACCCTACCCAACAGCGACGGTGAAGCCCGCCAATATGCGGTCACGCCGGGTATCCGGATGGCTCTTGCCCTTCGCGATACCGTGCTGAACGCCGAAGAAAACCGAATTGGTATGATTGTTGGCGATCCTGGTACCGGAAAAACCGTTGCCAGCAAGGCCATTGTTCATACCACCCCAGGCGCAATGCGCATCGTTGGCCATCCCCGTATGGATGCCAAATCGATCCTGAAGGCCATCTATGACGCCTGCGGCGTACAGGATGCCAAAGGCACCACGTCAAACCTCATGCAGAACGCGATGACGTCCGGCCTGGTCAAGAACAAGCTGATTGTTCTGGACGAAGCCAACCAGTTGCTTGCCAAACCGTTCGAGGTTTTGCGTCTGTTGTCGGATGAAGCCGGGGCCGCCGTAATCTGCATCGGAACCCTGTTGTTCCGCCGCTACATGGTGGCCGAACAGGCAACCCAGCTAATGAAACAGTTCATGAGCCGGGTAGGTCCGAAATCAATCGATTTTCGCGCCCTTACCACTGATCAGCTTGCGATGTATCTGATCATCCCGCGTTTCGGGAAGGTCAATCGCGATATCGCGTCTGCATGGCATCACGCGACAGGCGGAAACCTTCGCCAGGCAACCGAACTAGCCTGGTCTGTCGAACGGGTCATGAAGGCCAACAACATCCCCACCATCACGGCGGAAGCAGTTCAGGCGGCCATAGCCGATCTGGGCACAACCGTTGCCGCGACGGCGGGGCTGGAAAAGGAGTAACCGCCATGTGCAAGGCAACTCTTACCGCCTTTTGCTGGCGCACCGGAAAGATTGAGTTCGGCACCTCCGTTCCGGAAGGAGCCATGGCAATCATGACCGGACCTGCCAGCGAGATTACCGACGAAATCACATCCAAGTCACGTCTTGCGTATGACGGCAAAACCTTGCTGGTTCCCGGCATTCCCGAAGCGCCTTCAGCCGAACATGCCAAGGCGGCTTTGGATCGGTTCGTTGAATGGGTCCACAAATGCCGCGAACGTCGGGAGGCCCGCCAATGCAAACGGTAACCCTGCATGCGTCCTTGAAAACAACCGTGGGCATCAGTCCGGAACCCTTCCCGTGCAAGCGTTATCCGGTCGGCACGATCTTTGATCCGGCGCAAACCCCGATCCGGGTCGCGATGACCCTTGATCATCGGGCGATCATTCTCACCACGCCTGATTTCCATGAATACCGGATCGACGTCGCGGCCTTCCTGAAGGACGCAATTTCGTCGGTCATCCTGGGCGGAAATGTTGCTTCCCGTGCCGCCCGTGATGTCGCGCCTGGTCAGTCTTGGGCTTTCACAGAACACCGCACCGTTGCGGAACTTTCCGAAGACGAAAGGAAACATTGATGACGACACTTTCAAGCCGCCTTTCCGCCCTTTGCCGCCAGATGTCCGGATCGGAATTGCCAGCGATGATCCGTTCAAAAGATCGCGCTGCTTACGCCCGTGAATTTGCCTGCATGGCCGAAGCGGCCCGTCACCTTGAAGCCGGTCGCCCGGTGCCTGCCGGGTTGCTTGATGCCGAACTGCCGGAACGTCCCGTTCCGCATTTTGTGGAGTAATTGTGACATGGCGAAGTCGAACAACTTCCTTTCGAAACACGGCACCGTTTTTGACTGCGGGCCGGTTCGATCCAATGCCAAATCGGACACCTTGCCTGGTCAATTCTATTTCGGCGGGACCGCGCCGATTGAATGCCAGGCAAGCAGTTGCGTTCACTGCAAGTTTTATCGACCAAACAAGGGAAAAACCGAAAAGAAAAGCGGACTGACGAAGCCCGCGAAGGATGGCGTTTGCCTGAAAACGCTGCAAGCCAGCGGACGCCCGGCAATCTCCTTCGAAGGTGCCAAGGCGCTGCCTTGCAAATACTTCGAAACCATCACCACCAACACCAAACATTGAGGAACAACCATGAGCATTGATATCCCCAAAGGGTTCCGAAAAGACAAGGACGGCAACCTGATCGCAGACAGCAACATTCGCCCGGTCGATCTGGCCGCCGATAAAGTTGCAGTCGAACTTTGCGCCCTTGCCAAGGGCATGCAATCGACCCTTGCGCAGTTCAAGGCCAAGGCATTTGAACTGATGCTTCAGCACGTCGATGCGGTCGCTGCCAACTACGATGTCAAACTTGGTGGTGATAAAGGCAATGTGCGCATTCACAGCTTTGACGGACGATACCGGGTCGATCTGGCAAAGGCGGATCGCATCGCCTTTGGTCCGGAACTGGAAGCCGCCCGCGCGCTTCTGGGCGAATACCTGAACGAGGTTACCGGGGGCGCGTCCAACGATCTTCGCACCCTCGTTAACCGCGCCTTCAAGGTCGAAGATGGCCGTGTTTCCACTGCCGATATTCTTGGCCTTTTGCGCATCAACATCGAACACGACAACTGGAAACGGGCCATGCTGGCGATCCGTGACAGCATCCAGACCATCGGCACCGCCAGCTATGTCCGTTTCTATGAGCGTGATGACAAGGGGCATTACAACGCCATTCCTCTCGATATCGCAAAGGTTTCGCTTGAGGTGAAGCATAGCGACGGGGAGGCACAATAAAATGGCGGGATTTACCGGAAATAACGGTGATTTGCGGCATGTCCTGGAGGCGCGGTTTAACCGCGCCTACCGCCGCCGTGTGGGCAAAGGGCGCGAATGGTCGGTTATCGCCCTGTCAGATGAAACCGGGATCGATCAACGGACCATTCGCGAATACATGAACGACCGCACCTTGCCGAACCTTGACAAGTTTCTGGCAATTGCCCGCGTCCTTGGCGCGGACTTCCTGAATGAAGTTCTGGAAGGAGCCGGGTTTGAGGGGGCACGTGACGGTGGCGACGCCGATGAAAACCCGCACATTGCCGGGGCATCTGTAAGCGCACTTATGCTTCAGATGCATGTTGCGCTGTCGGATGGCAAATACGATGCAAGTGAAAAGCGCGAAACGCTTGAACTTGCACGTCGTTCCGCCAATGCCCTGATGTCCTTCATTGCCGGGCTGGAAATGGCGATTGGGGGCGAACATGCATAACAGCGATCCACGTTCACGCCTGATCGCCAAGGTCAAGATTGGTCAGAAAGCCATGGGGCTTGATGACGATGCCTATCGCGACACCCTTGAACGTCTGACCGGGAAACGGTCGGCGGTAAAGCTGTCTTTCGACCAGTTGAAAGGCGTCGCCCAATACATGCAGGATAACGGCGCATTCGGAGCCGAACGCGCCGACAGACCGACCAAAAGCCAGTTTGCCAAGATGGCGGCACTTGCCAAGGCACGCGGCTGGGATGGTCTGGATTGTCCCGAACTGAAATCCTTTGCTGTTCGTACCGCCAAGATTTCTGACATGCGGTTTTTGACCCGTCGCCTTGCATCAACGGTCATCACTGGCTTGGAGCAATGGAACCGTCAGGGGGGCATTCAATGAATTGCCCCGAATGCGCTTCTGCCAACACCAGAACTGACAGCACGATCAAACACGACACCTGCATTTTGCGGCGTCGTGTTTGCAAGGATTGCGGCCACAAATTCCTGACTGAAGAAGTCGCTGTAAAAACCCCTGTGGTGCGTCGAGGCACCCATAAACACCAGGTATCGTCAGATGAACGACAAAGCGCTTAAATCAGCCCTGGCACGCCGCCAGTTGCGTCAGGCCATCATTAAAGCCGATGGGGCATTTGATGCCCTTTATACGCAGCTTCAGGACGCATATACGCGTGCCTGGGACAATCAGATGAAGCGTGCTCTTGCCGCTGCCCTGGATCGCCTGCGCGATATGCGCGTCGATTTCGGGCCGGATGATAGCAAGCGCATTCTATCTGCCCTGGAAACACAGCTTGGCCCGGATGCGATGAAGGCGGCACTGAAGGGGCCGGTACTGAACCTTTCCCAGGCAATGTTCGAATTGGGTGCGCATGAGGTTGGCAAATCGGTTGGTGTGGATATCCTTTTGGGCCGTGCCGATCTGGACGCCCTGGATATTCTTGGCCGTGGCAACCTCTATTGGGTTGGCAATTCCTGGAACGCATATACATCGGAAGTTTTCGACAAGGCGCTGAAAGATTACTTCGCCGAAGGTCTGACACGCGACCAGTTGGCACAGCGCTTTATCGATGACTTTCCCGGCGTGACGGAACGCGGCAGCATCTATTGGAATATGCTGGCCGATCATACCGCCACCAAAACCCGCGAAATGGGACGTGTGACCGGGTACGAGCGGGCAGGCGTTCAATATGTCCAGGTGCGCGCCCGACTGGACGAAAACACTACTCCGATCTGCCGCGCAATGCATGCTCGCATCATTGCCGTTTCCAAGCTGTCACAACAGCGCGAAACCTATCTGGATGCCGTTGGGCGCGGTGACATGCTAACAGCCAAGGCCGCTTGGAAAATGCACAGCGCCAAAGATGCCGGTGATCTGGAAGGCAAAAAGACGGGCGATATTCCCGGCCACACCGCCAGCCCACCATATCACTTCCGATGCCGGTCTATCACGGTGGTTTACTTCGAACCGGCCACTGCCAATGACCGATACAGCCAGAAGACATTCAATCGCGAAGCCCTGAGCAAAAAGGAAGTTGGCGAATTGATTGCCCAGGCAAAATCCGCCCGCTGGCGCGATGGCCGCATGAAATCACACTACGACAAGCACGGCACTCGGTACGGCTCATTAGAAGCCTACAACACCGCTGCAATTGACCTGATCCGGCGCGGGGATCGCGACGTGTTTCTGTCGGTTCGCGGCAACCGCCTGAAGATGATCTGCGCCCAGCCGCGCCCAGGCAAAGGCAGCCAGCTTATTGCCGTGGTCGATGTCGAGAAAAACGAACTTGAAACCTTCCATATCCGGTCCGGAAAACTGGCTTCAAACAATGACGACGTGAAGCCGGTCAAACAGCCGGGCCGGGGCATTATCAAAGGAGCAATCGAATGGCTTTTGAATACCTGGTAGACCTTGAGGAATGCGTGAGCATCCTTGAAAACTTTTATGACCTGATTACTGAGGATCGTGCAGATTGGAACCATGAGGGCGACATTATGTTGCCCGCCCGTTCTGTCGTCGAATTATCGCGGGATGACCTGACACCTGGACAGTCAAACGTCGCCGAGAATTTTGATATCTATGCACGCCAGCTTCCAGAATATTTCAATGCATTCTTTTCGCTAGATCGCGCCCGGTTTGACCCGGCAACCGCCCTTGATGGCTGGCTTTATGATCAGACGAAAAAGGAAATTGCACGCGTTCCACAAGACCATTGGTGGTGGAAACTTCTGGAAGAACCAGGCGATGCCTGATTGTCCGATTTCCAACCCGTGCCCGCTGGCCGTCGATCCCCATGCCCTGGAAGTGATCGGCGGCCAGTGCCCTTTATGCCGAAAGGAGTTTTTCCAAATGACCGATAAATTTGTTTCTCCTGGTACGCCTTGCACCCCGCACCAGCACGAACTGTTGACCATCCTGATTGAAGAATGCGGCGAAGTCATCACACGCGCCACCAAGGCAAAGCGCTTTGGACTAGATGAAATTCAGTCTGGTCAGGAGCACACCAACGCAGAACGACTGGCGCACGAAATCGGCGATGTCCTGCTGATGATTGAGCTTTGCGAGGAACGATGTGGCGTTTCGCGTGATGAAATAGTGCGCGGGATGGAACACAAGAACGAGCAACTTTTAAAATACATGCAGACCAGCTCGGATGACTACGCAAAGGAGGCGGTCAATGGATGACCTGAAGAAAATCCGCAAACGCATCCGCGATCTGACGCAGATGACAATCGCTAACGGATGTACCGAAGCCGAAGCACTGGCCGCCGCTGAAAAGGCGATGGAATTAATGCAGCGCTACTGTCTCAATTCCGAAGACCTGGACCGTGAAAGTGCAAACCTTGGTGCTTATGGCAAGAGGCGTTCAGTGGTTGACGGCCTGTGGCAGGAAGTGGCTAAAATTTGCCGGTGCCAAACATATGCGGTCAGCAACAATGGTCTGCGCATTGTCTATTACGGTCACCCGGCGGATGTCGCGATTGCTGAATATATTCATGATATATTGCGGGTCGCAATCCACCGTGCCAGTGCGGATTTTAGAGAAACCCCGGAATACCAGAAACGTCGCAAGCGAGCGACCCGCAATGCCGCAATGAAGGCGTTCCAGTCGGCCATGTGTGGGCGTCTCCAAGCGCGCTTGAATAAACTCTGGTGGAACCGGCACAGGGCCACCCCGGACTATGCAGAAAGCATTGCCGACGAGAACAAGCACCGCAATCTTCTGTTCTCAGAGCTTTCGGCGAAGATGAAGTTTGTAACGCCGAAATCCCTCAAGCTGCCGGATAGACGTTTTGACGGTGCCAGATATGACGGCTTTCGTGCTGGCGACCGAGTGAGTATCGAACCGGGAATGACAGGCTCGGAGAAAAAGCTTGCTTTAACTTTCGGCTAGAAATTCAGCGAGGTTGCCGTGAAGTACATAATGCTCAAAAGAAACCTAGGTTCAGTGATCCATTATTGTCCCATCATGTTTCCTAACGAAGCCGTTCATGCGCAAGTCGCTGAGGCTCTTTTAGGTGGGCCACTGGAAAAATACGAAGTCCACTCTGCGGGTGATTATTCGCCAATTGACGGTCAGTGTTCGGGATCGTCCGACACGTTGGGAAAGCAGTCTGACATTGAAGACACTCGCCGGGTCCAACTTTGCGATTACGGCGGATGCTTCGAATAA